CAACCCGCCAGCCGGAACCAATATGGTTTGGCTGCCCATATCTACAACGCCATCAATAAAGTACTGCTTAGTGCTATCTAGCGCGCCAGATAAATCCGATGCCTCAGTAACCACCACACGATTAGATAGCCTTGTTAGTGCGAACAACTCAGTAAACATCGAATTTAGTGCTACTGCTATTGAAGACCATATACCGCTGTCTGGGATATTAATTTGTGCCATTGAATTGACTCATCTCTGTTGTGGGTTCGAGTTGTGTGTTAGGTTCAAGTATAATGTAAACGCCAGCATCCGAAACTTGTTCTATGCCGATAGATAAAAATGTATCTAAGGTTTCAGTTGTGGGGTTTCGTAATTCAATTACAAATTGGCCGTCAGGATAAAATGAGTCACTTAACTCATTAAGCGCACCAATTACCACGTCCCCTGTGGCGCCGCCACTATAAGCTTCTATTGAGCCGGAGAAATCAGATTCTATTACGCCGTTAGTGCTTATTAGTGTATTTAATGATGTTATAGAGCCTGTCTCGCTACCATTAACCGCAGCTATAAATAGACCCTCAGCGCGAATAAACCTGACAGCTACATTTGAATTGTTTTGCAGCTTAATGCTGTTCCCTTCACCGGCCGCCAGTGTTATCGGGATAGTTCGGGCAAATGCTGAACCAGATGCACCCGCCGAACTGAAAGAATCAAGCGTTGATGTTTTTAATCGTCGCTTGACCCGTATTTCACTGGTCAGCAAATCAATAGGGAGATATGGCATTAGGCTTTTTTAACTCTGGTTTTGCGCTTAGGCTTTTCTTCTTTGGGTGCAGCTGGTGATGGGTCAAACTTGGCATCTACTACTTTGAAGCCTTGCTTGTTAAATTCTTTTTTTTCTTCAATGCTGATTGGCATTTTTACATATTTAATTTGCATAATAACCTCAGAATAAAAAGGGGCCTTTCGACCCCCAACTTAATTATACGTCTGCGCTGCCAACTAACAGAGTTCCAAGTGTATGCTTATTCTCTGCAACTGCTTTGTCCCAGTTTGATCCGGTAAACAATTCAGCATCAGTAGGCGATGCACCGCCGTTAGCAACATCCCAAGCATAACCTTTAAGCTTAACACCGAAGGTATAATCGCTCTGCCAAGTGGTTTCTATTCGCTTGTTGCCGTTTGAGGTTTCCATGTTTGAAACGATATCACTTGAGTTATCAACGATGATACCACCAGCCGTAACAGACAACACTTTATCTTTGTTAGGCGTGCCAGCTTCATACAAAGCAGGAATATCAGAGATAACAACCAGCTTACCAAGAATGTCAACAACTTGAACATTAGTGGATAAGAATAAACGGTTACCGTTAGTAATAGCTTCAGCAACTAGACGATGATAAACATCACCCGTCATAACATCCGCAGAAAGAATGGAACTCATATCACCGAACTTACGATGTGAGTTATTCAAACCGCCTTGGGTCACACCGGCCGAACCAGAAACATCATTCACCAATGCTGCAACATTCTCAACAGCAGAAACAGCGCAACCAACAGCCGTATTAAGCTGATCGGCAAGCAGCGCGTCAGCGAAGCCGCTAGCAATAGCAGTAATCGCCGCGCCAGGATTTTGTTGTAAGTAAGTCATTTGAGCCGGCTCAAAGATTACTGGCCCGAAACCACCAGCCACTTTTACGCCAACCATCTCGCCTTGAGTCAGTGCTGTTGCAGCTTGTGCGGAATTAGCAGCATAACGGTCAACTCGACGCTGTGCGCTTGCTATTTGATTGAAAAAAGATTCTTTTGAGAAATCACCGCGAAAAGTCGCAGCATTTAGCAAAATTGAACCGCCAGAGGCAGCGTTGAACATGTCAATTTTTTGCCCTAGTAACTCGATTGTATTGCCCACAATCTCGTCGTTATAAACTTGCATATTTGTTAAAGACATTGGATTAAATTCCCATTCTAGTATTTATGTCGTGTGCCCGCTTCTCGTCAGGTGTCATTGTGTTACCTGAGCCTGAAACGTTTTTGGTGCCTAATGAATCACCTCTAGCGTTATCGGGTGCCAAGCGCACCGCTTTACCTTGGTCAGTCTCTGACCATTCTTTTATTGCATCGCTTAACGGTTTATCCCCAATAACGACTTTACCGTCTATTAGTTGCGCTTGCTGCTTGAAATACGATGTAACATATTCGCTATGCAGTGGATTAACACGCGCATCAGTCAATGCCTCTGAAAGACTTGATCCGATTAACATGCTGCGCTCTTTTTGCTCAAACAAACCAACCTTTTCGGATAGTTCGTTTATTTGTTTGGTGTACTTGTCATTAGTAAGATTCAAAGCCTGCTCGTAATTCTGCTTATCTTCTAACTCCTTTTGTTGCTGCAATGCTTCAAGTGCTGCAAGCTTTTCAACAGCCGATTGGTTTTCATTGGCCACTGTTTTAGTCTTCGAGAGCTTTTCTTCAAGCTCTGTTTTTTTGTTGATTAATCCACCAGCGAGGCCATTAATGGCTTCCATTTGCTCCGGTGTTAACCCTTCAATATTTTCTAATCCGTTTAACATGTTAAACCCTTGAGGTAGTTGTACGCTTTGCGTGTGTGCTTGCTTATTTTAACATTATGGTTTACGCTCTGGTATACGGGCGATTTGTCTAGGTTAAGGGGTAATCAAATGAAATGTAAATTCACAGAAATAATCCACGGCAAAGGCTGGACTGTATGGGATGCCTGTAAGCACTGGGGTGTTAGGTATGACGTATGGCGTAGAAAGTGCCGTAATATTAAACTAGAGGCTCAATTGTTGAGCATGTGTAAGGGTTTAGAGGATAAAAATAATGGGTAATTACGGCTTTATAATATTTGTAATCTCAATGTCAATTATAGGCTTCTTGATACTGCGTGAGGTTGTGTGCTGGTACTTTAAAATAAATGAGCGGATTGATGTTAGCAAAAAGATACTTGCAGAGCTTGAGCGGATTAATTCGGAGGACAAAGAATGACATACATAGCGATTAGTTACGTACTTATGTTGATATGGGCAATAGTTGCGCTAATGTTTAATAAAACAGATACCCCAAAGGATGTAATTAAGATGGTGGTTATAGCTCCGCTATCATTGCCTGTTTTGGTTTTCATTAAGTTTATATCATAGTGAGGCTGTAAGCTTTAACCACCAATAGCATCAAAAGCCAATGATAGACTTGCCTTTTTCTTAAGCTTGTCTAGAGGTATCGGTTGAAACATCTCATCAAGTGTAAGCTTTTTGAATCTATCAACCGACAACCCACCATCTAAGAATAATTTGCCTCGCTCCTTCCCTAATACATCCATTACAAAAGCACGGCCATTTGCGCCCTGTGCGCCCTGCTCTTTTAGCCAGTCGTAATATGTTAGGTCGGCTTTTACCTGCTGGCCGCCCTCAACGCCGCGTGACGCTCTTGTATTAACGCTATCATCTAGCGCATAACGTTTATCTAATACTGGCGCTGTACGTGTCCTACAATTAGGGTGAAAAGGGGGGTGTATTTTATTCTTGTCACTGTTTTTGAATATCTTCCCGTCAATGCCTTTGCAATATGAGCTTGTGCGGCTGTCTAGCGTAGCAACTAATTCATAGCCTTTTACAATATCGTCGTTAGCGTCAAGCGTTGCTTGCATTGCTAAATTGCTCGTATGGTTTGTTGCTGTTCTGGCCATTGTTTTGATCGAGCTTCTTACCTGGTTATCTAAATAACCGCCTTTCCCTGCAATATCTTGAGTAATCTGGTTATTAGTTTTACCTAATACAAACCCAGTCCTGATGATGTCTTCGACTTTTTTGATCTGCCCAGCTTCCCAGTCTTTAATGAATGGGTTAAGCATTTTAACACCATTACTATCAGGAAATAATAAAGGGGTTGACCTTACCGCTGCCGCTACTTGTGCCGCCGATGGTGTTACAACACTAACCGCGCCAGATTCGATAGCAGTGTTTAAGCTAGTAACTTGCCACTTAGCCTCATCACCTGAAAATTCCACTAATTGAGATAATAAAACATCAGAGTTATATTCGCCATAAACAATGATGGCAGCTTTTTTATATTCAGCTAACATGCGGTTAATGCGCCTAATATCTTTCGTCTCTGTTGGAAAGTCAGACATTAATAAACGCAATTCACGCTGTAGCTTTGTTAGATAAGGATCAAACAAGTTGGATAAATAACCCGCATAACGTTGGACATATACACCATGTCTTGCTGCTTGCTGTATAGTTAGATCTGTCATTCACTCATTCCGCTATCCATGCCAGTATTTGCATTATCAATTAGCGCCTGCTCATCTTCTGCCGTGCGCTCTGTGCTTGCAATCTCGCCGCGCTGTAAATTCTCGTAAAACGTATCATAACTAATAGCGCCTGATTGCCATGTTGCGAGCAAAGCGGTTAAGCTTTGAGCATTCATGCCAGTGGGATTGTAATCAGTGTTTAGGCTGTATTCTGTTAGCTCTGAGCTTCCCATCCACATTGCAGCAAAGTTGATTGCCTTGGTTATTGCCTCGCTTACTGTAATCGCCACGTTAGCGGTTGTGCTGTTCTGTGCAACTTGGTCAAGGCTTTTAGCTTCTGCGCTCTCTGCGCCACTTTGACGAGGCTTTAACGCTTCTGCGCCTAATGCTGCCATTCTTTGCTCGTCGTCTTGTAATGATATTCTGAGCGCGTCGCTGTTGCCGTCTGGCTGTAGTATGCCGAATGTTGCGTCTGAGCTATTATTC